GCCTGTTGCAGCGCCTGCTGAACCCAGTCCCCAGCCTGATAATTGGGAGCATCGGTACTATTCGATGAAGGGCCGGTATGACCAATCGCAGCAGACGATCGCCGGCCTTCAAGAGAATTTAAGCGAGGCAAGCCAAGAGCTTATGCGGATGACGAATCTCATAAGCCAGCAGCCGCAGCGCCAGCAGCCGCAGCGCCAGCAGCCGCAGCGCTTGCTGACGGCTGAAGACGAGAAGACGTACGGACCGGAACTCCTGGATACGATCAAGCGCGCGGCTCAAGAGGCTGTCCTGCCTGCCGTGAACGAAGTTCGCCAGCAAACTCAACAGGTTAAGCAGACTGTGACGCAGCAGGCGATTGCTGGCGTTTACGCTGATTTGTACGCCCAAGTGTCGAATTGGGAAGAGATTAACAACTCTCCTCGGTTCAAGCAGTGGCTCTCTTTACGAGATATTTACTCGGGTGCTGTAAGAGGACAGATGTTGAGACAAGCTTTCAATGCGGCTAACGCCCCACGGGTGCTTGCTTTCTTCAAAGGCTTCCTCGCAGAGGAACAAGCCACGGGTCAGTTGCCAAACCCGGCCAGTCCACAGCCGCCAGTACCGGCGCCTCGGACAGCTGCCGTCCCCTTGGTGAACTTAGCGGCCCCTGGTGTTCGACCGGCGTCAGATACGAACGCGCCCGCCGACAAGCCAATCTTCACCCACAAACAAATCGCCGAGTTCTATTCGCACCAAGGCCGCGCGCGTTATGTCGGCCGCGAAGAGGACCGGAAGAATGACGAACGCGAAATCTTCGCTGCTCAACGTGAGGGGCGAATTCGGTAACCAGGGGGTTCATGTCGGGCCCCCGTGAATTGGGGGTCCAAATGGGCATTCCGTCTGGTGCATTCCCCGGCGCAACCGCCGGCACTTCGCCTGCCATCTACCCGTCGGGTAGCTCTGGTAACGCTCTCCAGGCCACCGGGTTCATCCCGGAAATCTGGTCGGGCAAGCTCGTGGAGAAGTTCTACGCGAGCACGGTCCTTGCTGCGATCAGCAACACGGACTATGAGGGTGAAATCAAAAACAAAGGCGATCGTGTCAAGATCCGCACGAAGCCGACTATCACCATCCACAACTACGACGCCGATGGCCTCTTGGGCCTCGACCGTCCGACTGGTGGAACGGTGGAACTCTACATCGGGAACGGCAAATACTTCTCGCTGATCCTTGATGACGTCATGGAAGTTCAGAGCGATCTGAATATCCTCTCCATGTGGTCTGACGACGCTGCGCAGCAGCTGAAGATCGCGGTCGACACCGACGTGCTCTCGGGCATTGTCGGCCAGATGAACGCGTCCAACTTCGGTACCGCTGCCGGCGCGATCACCGGTTCGTTGAACCTCGGCGCCCAGGGCTCTGCTCTTGCCGTCGTGGGCCGCAACGCCGGTAGCGGCCAAGTGGAACTCCTGGACGTTCTCATGCGTATGGGCCAAGTGCTCGACGAACAGAACATCCCGGAAGTCGGTCGTTGGATTGTGATGCCTGCTTGGGCAGGCCGCATGATCAAACAGTCCGAACTCCGTCAGGCCTACCTGTCGGGCGATAGCGTGTCGATGCTGCGCAACGGCCGGCTTGGAATGATCGACCGGTTCACGGTCTACATTTCGAACCTGCTCCCGAACAACAGTTCGGACAGTGCGCAGTTCAACTCGGGCGAGTACCCGATCTTCGCCGGTCACGCTCACGGACTAACGTTCGCGAGCCAGATCAGCAAGGTTGAGACGCTTCGCTCCGAGCTCACCTTCGGCCAGATCCTGCGTGGATTGCAGGTGTACGGCTATCAGGTGGTGGACGGCCGCGCGCTCGTCCAAGCGCAAGTTACCCCGGCCTCGTAAGCCGCGGAAGCGCAGTCTGACTAAGTTTTTAGGGCCCGGGTCAAACCGGGCCCTAATCATTTCTTAACCGCGGAAATGCTAGCGTTCGCTGCCGTTTCAAGGATCATCCTATGCCCTCGTTCGATCTTCATACTGTAGCGGGTTACATCGCGGATGCACGCGTGCTCCTGCTGGATCAGATCGCGCCGTATCGCTATACCGATGACTCTCTCCTAGTCGCTCTCAATCTTGCTCTCTTGGATGGTCGCCGGCTGCGACCGGACTTGTTTGTCTACAAGTGGGGCACGCGCGTGCCGAGCTACAACGCGGTGACTGGGCAGGAAGTCCCGATCGAGGGGCAGTTTCGCAAAGCCTTTATCTACGGACTTGTGTCGCACGCGCTCGCGCGCGATCAAGAAGACGTGCAGGACGCGCGATCGACGTTATTCTTGCAGACCATGGAAGATATTTTGATGGGCACGCGGCGGCCGCCCATTGCTAACGCGGGCACTACGCCGCCCGGTCAGGCGCAACGCTAATGGCTATCCACGAACGAGATTTTGAACGTCTGATGAACCAAGCCCGCATCAAGTTGCCGGGTGCGTCTGATGAAGGGTTGAAGGGTGAGCTCTTTGACGTCGTCAGCGAGTTCTTCGATGTTTCCAATGCGTGGTTTGAATGGATGCAAATTCCGATCGTCGCCAACCAGCAGGCGTACACGGTGAACCCGCAGAAGGGTGGCATGATCATCCGCCTTGTCTGCGTCTTCGATCCAAACAAAGTTATTCTGCCGGCGCATATGGCTGAAATTTGGCCTCCGGGCGCGAACATCTGGTTGACGTGGCCACAGAATATCAACATGACCGCCAACGCGATGTTCATCAAAAATATCATCCTGCCGAACACGCGGGACAACATTCCAGATGCGCCGGGTTGGCTGTTGCCGATGTATGAGCGCTACATCTTGGCCGGTCTGCTCGGCATGATGATGGCGCAACCGGGCAAGCCGTACACGAGCCCGGGTCAGAGCACCTATCACTTGAAACGCTTCCGCGACGGCATGGCGGTTGTGAAGACTGCGGTTGCGCGCAGCAACCTTGTCGGCGGTCAGTCTTGGCGCTTTCCGTCCCAGTTCCGATCAAATAGTCAGCGCGGTGGCGTGAGTACGCCGTTCCCGACGCCAACTTCGTGGGGTGTGTAATGGCGTGGCCCAATAACCAGTCTGGCGTTTCCACCGCGGCGATCGTTGATGTCGTCGCAGCAAACAACACTACATGGCAGGACGCTTTTCAATTTGATCCACCGTCTGTGACCGGGCAGGCGCCGCCGCCCTATTATAATATTTATGGCACTGGGCCGACATGGGGCTTCACCGGTGTATCGTTTCGGATGGATATCAAGACAAACATAAACGCGTCTGGTCCATCACTGACATTGCTCTCGAGCGCCGGTCAGTTCGTGATCGATGACTACACGAACCGGATCCTGCATGCGAACGTCCCTGAGAGCGTCCTTCAGGCCGCGCTCATTCCGGGTACGTACATTTATGATTTCATCATGTGTGACGGCTCGGTGCCGACCGTGCGCACGATGCTCATGCGAGGCAAATTTGTCCTGGTGGATGGCGTGACGGGGGGCTAAATGACTGTCTTCGTTCAAGGCCCCGCACCTGTCTTCGCGCGCCCTGTTGTTGTGCCCAGTCAATTGACGGGTCCAACCGGTCCCCTTGGTGGGGCTACTGGGCCGACAGGTCCAAGCGCGGCTACGGGGCCGACCGGACCAACTGGTTGGAGCGGACCGACCGGATATGGCGGGACTGGTCCGACAGGAAATCAAGGGAACACCGGCTACACTGGGCCCCCGGGTAATTCGATCACCGGCTATACGGGCCCGGCCGGCTTCGCTGTGAACACCGGCGCCACCGGCCCGAGCGGTCCCACAGGACGCACCGGCCCAGCCGGCACGGCAACGAACACTGGCGCCACCGGTTATACTGGCCCGACTGGTTTCACCGGCCCTGCGGGGACGGCAACGAACACCGGCGCCACCGGGCCGACCGGCACATTGACTGGCCCGACGGGTGCCACCGGTGCAACTGGGCCAGCCGGTACGGCGACGAATACCGGCGCCACCGGTCCGACGGGAGCCGGTCTTGTCGGTATGACGTTCGGCGTTGGGCTGATTATCAACGGTTTCGGCACGACGCTGCCGACCGGGCCAGCCGGCGACGTTGTCATGCCGTTCAATGCGACGATTTCTCAGGTCACCTTAGTAGGTGGTCCAACTGGATACGCGTTAGTCGACATCTACAAGTGCGTCTTTTCAGTCTACGACAATGGCAACACGCATCCGGTTGTCGGGGACAGCATCACGGCGAACGATAAGCCGGTGTTGAATAACACGTACCGATATCAGGATAATGCGCTCACCGGTTGGACCACTCAGATAAATGCCAATGACGTGTTGCGTTTCATCCTTCCTACAGGTGTCACCGGGATTGGGCAGCTGACCGCAGAACTCGCATGCACGAGGCGGTAAATGACTATCTCCATCACCGGTTCAACCTTTTCCTCGTTCGCAGCGGAAGGCGCCTCTGCCTGGACGATTGCCACGCCTGCGGTACCAACTGGCACGACTGGCCTGATTGCAATCTTTGCCACCGAGCAAAATAGTTCGTCGCCGCCAGCGATCAGCACTCTTACGTCGTTGTATCCGTGGTTTCAGGTACAGACATTCAGCGCGGTACTGAGCAACGGCGTTGCTTATCAGATAGAAGTTTGGATTTGTGTCTTCCTCCCGCTCCAGCAAGCCGTCGCGCAAGGGTCGAAGAATGTTACGGTGCAATATGGTGCACCGTTCGATGCTGCCTGTGGTGTCATTTTTGGTGTGACCGGGTTCCCTGGCGATAGTATGAACTTCGACCGTGGGACGGTGAGCGGCAGCAGCTTTTTCACCGGCAATAATAATTCCACACAAGAACTTTTAAACTGGAGCACTGTTACTGCAAACACACTCAACATTTCTGTTGTTGTGCAAGACAGTGGAACTGGATCGGGCGGCCCAGAAGGCTTTACTGCTCTCCAGGGAGGCCACGTATGGCCGACGAATTATCTCGGCTTGGGCGTTGCGTACCAGAACAGCACGTCGGTCTTGAACAGTGAACAGTTCTCGTGGCTCGCGACTGGCGTGCCGACGATGTGCATGGAATTTTCCTTGACGGACGGGTCGAACCTAAATGGTCTGCCGCCGGCGCAAGCTTACGAAGTTATTACCAGCTACAATTACAGTGTGGTCAACACCAGCCTGATCAGTCCGATTATAGGAGCTTAAATGGCTGTGCCCGTTAGTATTCCTTCGCCAGTCTACGCTCGACCCGTTGTGGTCGTGGGCGCCAGCACGGGGCCTACGGGTCCGTCTGTTGGTCCGACGGGGACGACCGGTCCGACTGGGGCGACGAGCAATACTGGCCCTACTGGCAACACGGGCCCCACGGGTTATGGGCCGACCGGCCCGACCGGCATTCCTGGTCTTACAGGCTTCACCGGTCCTCCTGGTAACTCGATCCAAGGCGCGACCGGTCCACAGGGCGCGGCTACAAACACAGGTGCTACTGGCCCTGCAGGACCGACCGGTGCGGGTGCTACGGGCCCGACCGGCCCTACAGGTTTTACGGGGTTCACTGGTCCCGGCGGTACGGCCACAAACACGGGTGCAACAGGACCGTCTGGCCCCACGGGTGCGAGCGGTCCTGCCGGCGTTGCATCAAATACGGGTGCAACCGGACCGACTGGCCCGACTGGAGCAGGCAGCACAGGCCCAACCGGATCTGCCGCCGGTGGTGGGTATACATCTGTGACCGGGACATCTAGCGGCACTGGCACAATTAATTTTGGCGGTCTTATCATGCAGTGGGGGCTTGGCCCGACTGGAGCCGGCACGCCAACAACGATCACGTTTCCAAAACCGTTCCCGACCGTTTGCATGCACGTTAGCATTACGATGGATGCATCGCCGTCCGGTGGGGACTCGCCATACGTCACCTTGGTGACAACAGTCAATTTCGTGATGAACAACGCAGGCAACACGAGCGGCTGCTACTGGTTCGCTATCGGGTATTAACATGGCCACGTTTGGTGTGATCAACAATCCGGGGTTCGCCCCTCATGAGGACCAACCGTTTACGGTTGATCCAGCGGACAAGTTTGTGCGGCTGATGGCTGATCGAATGTTGGCGCGCGTGTCTGATAATGTGCGCTTCGCCGTGAATACAGTTCAGCGCATCTTTTTTCAAGAGTCCGATGATGTTTGCATAGATCGGTTGGAGCCTGATCGATATTTCGAGAGGATCCATGCTGCTTGGTAACATCGTTCAGGAAGTCAATGACAATCGCCAGTGGAGCATTGACTACAGGGAGTGGTTGCAGAAGGGCGAGCACTTGCTTGCCGTCAATTTCGTTGTCGATGCCGGCAGTGCGACTGTCAACAATATCCTTTACAACCCCGATCACAAGGTAGTATTTTTTAACCTTGCGGACGGGACACTTGGCGATCAGTTCAATGTGGTCGCTACCGCAACGACGAACTTTGGACAGGTGCGCAATGACCATATCTCTGTGGTTGTCAATACTAACGGTGGGTCTGTTAATCTCTCCAATAATTCTGGTCTTATGCTGTCTATTGTTGGTCCTACGGGCGCTACGGGACCAACAGGGGCCACAGGTGGTGG